ACGTTGAGGTTGTTCTTGTTAGAGACATCTCCGTGCAAAGAGAAACGCGGTCGAACGGGGACATCGAGCCCCGCCGAAACGAACTCGTGCGCGACATCCTCAAGTTCGTGCCACGTAGCGCCGGTGGTCTCTTCCTCACCGCCGTCGTCGAGGCGCCATCGCCAATGGTCTTCATGGAGTGTCGGATCGTCCATTAGTCCGGGTTCTGCACCAGCTCGTTAGGCGACCGTGCGCTCTGCGGAGGAACGTGCTTGTCCTCCTGTGCGCGTCGCATGAACTCGTGGAAGCCGGCGGTTGTCGTGTGCTCGCCCAGCTTGACGATGCCGTACTGCCCGCACACCACGGGCACCAGGCGCGTCTCCGGCCCGGTGATCGTGACGTCGGGACCGCCACGGCACTGGTGCGCAAGCGCGTAGTATTGCTCCGCTCCGCGGAAGTTGCGCCGGCCGACGACGGGATCCTCCGACTGGCCGACCATCACGCCGAGCGCCGGCATCTCCACCCACGAGCGCGGCAGCGAGTAGACCACCTGCTCTGTGTCGTCGGGGCCACCGCCCCGATACTCACTGCCGTCGGCGTAGTAGAACGCGAACCGCGGAAACTTCCCCGCGTGCTCGCAGCAGCACGTCGGGCAGTGGTTCGCCATCGCTCGCTCCTTCGGTTACGTGTTCATTGCCGCGTTGAGCCGACCGCGTGCCTCCATGGCTTCGATCTTCTTCATCAACGGCTCGCACGACTGGCACTTCAATCGGCCGCACGTCGGGCCGTGGCACATGGCGCAGTAGCCGCGCTCCTTTCCCGATTGCGGATTGACGTGCTGGATCAGCCCGCAGTGTTTGCAGGAGAACGTGTCGCCCTCGGAGCCGCCCTCGGGGTCGGAGATGAAGAAGTGGCCGCTCGGCTTCCTCAGCGAGTATTTGCCGATGATGCCGCGGACCACATCACTCGGTCCAACGGGCCTGGAATGCGAAGTCCGTCGTCTGCGTCGGGTGCAGCGTGTTGAACCCGAGGCCCGCGTTGGCCGTGGCCGGGATCACGATCTCGTCGCCGACGTTGGCGACCCAACGGTAGGCGCCGCGGAAGTGGAGCGGGATGCTAATCTGGTCCTCGCTGGCGGTGTAACTCGGCTCCGCCGAGTGGTTGACGCCGGCGATGCACCGCGCCGCGCCATCGGCGAGGTCGCCCAGGCTCGGCGTCAGCGGCGTGCTGGTTCCGGCGGTCGTCACGCGCTCGACCTTGTAGAGGCTCGTGAAGTCGGCCGGCGTGCCGGTGTTGCCGAACGTGACCTCGTGAAGGAATCCGCGAGCGGTGGCAATACCCAGGACGGTCAGAGCGGTGGCCCGCGCCGTGTCCAAGGTCTGAGTTCCTGCTGCTCCATAACCCTTAGTCATTGCTCTCTCCTTGTGTCAGGTCCGCAGCCCCCATACGAGGACGTTGCAGAACGACTTCGCTACGATGTCCGGGGCCGCAACGAAGCTGTGATCGACTTCGCGCCCCCCGATAAAAACCTGCCCGACGGCAACCGTCAATCGGTGGATGATCGGATTCCACACGGTTCCGAGGTAGCCGAAGAAGGGGCCGGAGCCGAACCCCGTCGTGAGAGGGAAGCGGTAGCTGACGAAAACCGCCGGCGTGTCGTCGCCCCATGCCGTGTCCCGGCCCTTGTATTTACTGCCGTCGAAGGTGAGCAGCACCCCGCCGCTGTCGGCGGAGTACTCGATGCCTGACCCCTGCGACTGCTTGATCTCAAGCATCCGCCAGCCGCCGCCCTTGGTCGACACGTTGCCCGGCGCGAAGATGCGGCCGTGGATCGTGCCGAAGCCGGCGGACGGCTGCAGCCCGAGTTCGGCCTCCACTTGTATGATGGCGTCGAACAGGTCCGCGAGGTCCGCGGTCACGCAGTCGTCGACCGTCGACACCCAATCCGCGAAGCGGTCCAGCTCGTCGGGATACAGCGATCCCATCCTAGTTGTCCTCCTCGAGCCGGTTCATCAGGTCTTCCTGCTGGCTCGCCATCCGCTCCAGCCCGGCGACCGTGTCGACGAACGACGCCGGCTGCCGGCCGAGGCGCAGCTGCCGGTCGACCAGGCCGACAGACGGCACCACCGAATAACGGACCTCCTCGACGTGGAGGATCAACGGCCCGCCCCAGGGCTTGCTGTAGGCCTGGGAGCCGACGGCGATGGTGTCACCGATGCGGAAGCCGCGCCGGTTGTTCGTCGTGATCGGCGACGGGTCCGCGAGGATGTTCGTCAGCGACGCGGTGTATTGCTTCTGCACCGGCCCGGTGCTTGTCTCGAACGTCCACACGGCGCGCGGATTGACCGCCGGCCCTGGGTGGTGGGCCTCGTTGAAGCGGCACATCCGCAGCAGGCCGACGCCCTCGTTACGTGCCAGTGGTTTCGCGGCCGTCCGTGTCGCGAACGCCGCGATGCTGTTGCTGTCCTCGAGACCACGCAGGCCCGCCGGCTTGGTGTTGATCATGGCCCAGTTGTCGAGTTCGCCGATCCAGCCTTCGTCGTCGGCCGCCGCGTCGTTGAACCAGCGCCAGTTGAAGCTGCCTGTCTGCAGCGTCTGCCGGAACCCTGCCGAGGTGTTCTTGGCCGCCGGCCCGTCGTAGAAAGCCCAGTCCCCGGTTGCGTCCCGGTAGATGATGATCTCTACGATCTGGTCCGCCGGCGCTGCTGACGGCACGTTGATGCCGGTGACGATAGGACCGCGCAGCGAGCCGCCGCTGTCCTCGAACCACCACTGCAGGTTCCCGCTGTCCCTGTCCCAGACGAGGTTGCCCCAACCCTTGCGGAAGTTGCCGGCACCGCCGCGAGGCCTGCCGAAGATGTGGGCGAACGTTCCGCCGGCGCCCACGTGCGCGTCGGTGAACCGCAGGCGAATCTTGAGCAGCCAACTAGTGTTGATGTTCTGCTCTGTGGTAGTGGGGGCGAGCGTCACGTTGTCGCCGGCGTCGCCGTCGCCGCGCAACGCCGTGCCGACCATGTCGCCGTAGCGGCGCATGACCGCGTTTCCCATCTGGTAGTCCTCGATCGACGTCGAGCCGCGCGCCTTCAGCTGTCGCCCGATCTTCTCAACCGGGTTCACGATCGCGACGAACGGCAGGAACGGCGTTAGCACTTCCGAGAAAGATTGGGTACCGTCCAGGGGTGACAGCACGCGCAGCTTCGCGGTGAAGACCGGCGCGCAGGTCCGCTTGCACATCGCCTGCGCCACCTTCGCCGCGAATCCGTCGTCGTGGTAGATCGAATCCTTTTTCGTGTCGGCGCGCGTCCCATACATTTGCACCGACTTATCGCATCGCGCCACACCACGGACAACGCCGGTGCTGTTCTCCTCGGTGTCTTCGTCGTAGCTTTCGCCGATCACGGTGACGGCGTTCTCAATCTTGTCGAACGCGACCTTTGGCTCCCACCCCTGCGCGTTGTCCGTGTTGAGGGTGAGCAGCGGCAGCTGCCCGGTCAGGAGGTCGATGGTGTAGTGATCGATCTGCTGCTGGATGTAGAGCGTGCCGGTGGCGTCGACGCCCCACACGAAGCCCTCGGGCAGCACGCGCAGCAGGCGGTCGATCGCGTTCCGCAACGATGTGTGCTTGAAGTCGTAATCGACGAGCTGCTCCAGCTGGTGCCCCACGCCTACGATGTTCCGTGCCACGATCGGCGAGTCGACCGTCGGGCTCTTCACGGCGTATTTGTCGATCAGCAGCACCAGCGCGTCGCGCAGCTTGATCCGTTCGCCCACCTCCGCGTCGATCTCGATCTTGCTGAGTTGCCCCCAATGCCCGAGCATCCGCAGGCGCACCGTCTTCTCCCCCTTCTTGAAGGCGGACGACGAAATGCGGCCGCGCCAGATTGCCTCGGGGACATTGTTCGTTCCGATCCGCAGCCATTGGCCGCCGTGCCTCTGGCGGATCACGACGTCGCCGCCGTGCCAGTCGTTCGCCGACCAGGCCTCGGCAGGCGGTTCGTAGAACGACCGCAGCGCTGGCGGCAGGGTGATCGTCGTATCGGTGTTGATCCAGTCCTGGAGCTGCAGCACGGCGAGCGCGCTGGCGCACCCACCGCGGCGCTTGAATGAGAAGTTTAGGGTGGTGATCTCCTTCGAGAAATACCACTGCACCTTCGGCGCCGGGTCCGTGGAGAACCGCTGCTGCGTCAACAACTCGAGACGCGGTCCGCCGAACAGACGGGCGACGTCGAAGAACTCGGCGTAGTGGTTGAAGCCGCTCGTGACCCACCACTCGGAAGCGGTGGCGCCGTGCACGTGCGCGACCGGGACCGCCGGAGTATTGATCCCGCAGATGCCCGGCAACGCCGACAGGGCCGAGACGCGATAACCTGTGGTCGCCGGATCGATCCAGGCGTCGACCGCGATGCCGTTGACACGCAGCCCGAGGTTGACCTTGGAGCTCGCCACGTCGAAGCCGTAGGAAAGGGACATCACATCGCCCTGGCGCACGGTCTGGTTCGGGGCGGAGGACAGGATGACGAACACGCCGGCGGCGAACACCGCCAGCCCGACGGTGGGCGTGCCGGCGAGGTAGGTCGCGAAGCCCAGGTAGCAGTTGCCGGGGTTGCCGACGCCGCCGCTGTGGATCGCGACCGCCGGCCCGATCACCGTGCCGCTGCCAACCTCGCGGTTCGTGCGGTTGCGGAACCGCAGGTGCACGGTGTGAGCCGTCTCCAGGCCGTCGGCGGTCACGAAGCCGAGCTGCGCGAACGGCACGCGCGCCTCGGCCGTGCCGGCGCCGCCGCCGTTGTTGTTGAGGAAGTTCATCAGATCCCAGGCGGGGTTGGCCTGGGAGACGGCCGCCTTGCCGAACGTCGCGCCGGCGGCGGTGCGGTGCACCCACCCGTCGGCGGTCGAGAACGTGCCGCCACGTTCGCACAGCAGCGCCTTGCGGGGAATCGCGTAGCGGGTGCCCATCTACTCGACCCAGAAGCGTGGACGCCAGGACACGTTGAAGCCGAGGTTCGGCGCGCTTACGTTCGTCGACAGCTCCAGCGTGTTGGCGACGCCGGCGGACAACGGCCAATGGTCGCCCTCCGTCGAGCCGGGTCGCGGTGCCGAGTACGTTCCGTCGCTCACGCGGCCGTCGACCATGTCGATCGTCAGCGCCTCGCCCGCCACCATCGACACGCCCTGCAATGAGAGCTGCATCCCGAGGGAGAGGTTGGTCAGCAGGATTTGTTTGCCGCTGAAGCCGCCACCGTTCTCGGTGATCGTGATGATCGGCCACGTCTCCGCGTCGCCGGTGTCGGCCGTTAGGAGCTTGATCAGAGTTGCTGTCGACAGCGTGAAGGTATCGGAGAGGACGGTCGTGCTATCCCACGCGATGAAGCGCGAGCGAAACTTGCAGTTGAACTTCGTGACCTTGCGATTGCCCTTCGGGAAGCGACGCTTGAGGGCGCCGTCGAGCGAGCAGAGAATCTGTCGGTCGGTGTAGACCTTGAGCAGCTGCTCGCCGTCGAGCAGCGCGGCCGCGAACGCGCTCCACTTGGTTCGGAAGTCGTCGCGGTCCGTGCCGGCAACGAGACCGTCCATCGAGATCCGCGAGCCCTCGACCTGGTCACGTGTCCGCAGCGATCCCGACCCCTGCTGCTTGAGCTTGAATCCAGACTTGTGCAGAAGGTCGGTGTCGACGTCGTCGATCGTCACGCCGTTGGCTGGCGTAAGGGCGAACGTTCCGAACTTGCGATCCTCGGTAGCCATCTAGAGACCCCGTCCGAAGCCGGCCGTTTCGAGCCGGGTGTGCAATGCGTCGTCCACCGCCTCGGCCACGAGTTCGCCGACCTCCTCCGCATCCTCCGACGAGATGCCACCGCCCACGTTGCCGATCTCCAAGCTGAGGAAGATCGTTAGGCCGCCGTCAGCGCCCTCGCTCGGACCGAGGAACGCCTTTGCCTTGGACAACGGCAGGATCAGCTCTGGCTCGTGCTCGGCAACAGCGACCAGCACGCCGCCGCGCCCAGGTGACGGGAACGCCAGGCCGCCTTCCTCCTGGAACGGCACCGCACCGGCGAGGCCCGCTGCCTGAATCGCGACCACTGCGCCGGCGGCGAACGCCGTCGCCGTGCCCAAGGTGGCGATCGACTGCGCGGCCGCCATCGCGGTGAGCTGTGCGGCCAGCGGAATGTTGGCGATGATAATGGCGCCGACGGCCGCGCTCGCTGCAACCGTTGTCGCCACCTCGCCGAGCACGATCTCCGCGAAGACCGCGGTGATGCCACCAATGATTTCCGTGAGCACCTTGGTGACCGGCTTGAGCAACGTGTCGACGATCGCCTTCGCGATGATGCGGAACGGCTCGGCCGCTGCCTTCGCGAGCTCGCCGAAGATCGCGCGCAGCGGATCCATGACGGCGGACGTGAACTCGCCCACGAACAGCGCGCCGAGGTCCATGCCCATGTCCGTCATGAGCTGGTCGAACGTTCCACCGTCGAGGATCGACTCCGCCATTGTTGCGGCGAGCGTGTCGGCCCAGAACTGACCGATCTCGATCATCTTCTCTTCGTGCCGCATCGCCTCGGCAAGGTCGATCGCCTCAAGGCGCTCGACCATGACGTCTCCGGCCTCGCCTATCTTCTCGGGCAGGCTACGAATGAAGTCGTCGAAGTCGCCGGCAAGCCCGGTGAGTCCGCCACGCCACGGACCGATGCCCTCCTCGACGCGCTCCGCGGCGCCCTTGCCGAAGTCGAACTCGAACAAGCCTCCGATGCCAGCGACGCCTTCGCCAATGGCAAACCGGAGGCTCTCCATGAACTTCTCGCCGGCGGGGAATCCCTTCGCGGCGATCTCCTTGACGACCTGGTCCGCCGACTTGGTCAGGTTGGCGGCCATTGCCTTGATGTCGAAGTCGCCGACCTTCTTCGCGAGGTCACGCAACCCCTCGCCGCTGATCGTGAAGTCGATGCGGACCGGCGACGACGAAGAGAGCCGGTGCAGCTCCTTCCGCATCTCGGCCAGCTGCGCGGTGATCTCTTTGTTTTTGGATGCGATCTGCTCGTCCGTGAGCATTCGCATTGCGCCGGCCGCGTCCTTGTATGGCTTCCGCAGATCGAACACCGACTCCGCGAGCTTGAAGTATTCGGCCCGCAGCGTCCGAATCCTGCCCTCGTCCAGCTCCTTGTTTAGGAGGCCGAGCGCGCTTGCCGCCTTGAGCACCGCCGTCGTGATCAGACCGACCGCCTCAACCGCGTCGGCGGCGAACAGCAGGAACCGAACGAAGACAGTCTTCGCCGTGCCGAGCACGGACATGAGCGCCTCGTCGAGACCGGCAACGAACTTCTTGCCGCCGTCCGCACTTGACAGCTCGGCGTCCAGCTTCTTGACCGTCTCGCTGATGAACGACAGCACGACCTGGAACGTCTGCGTCTGCGACACCGCGCGGCCGATCGTCTCGCGCAGGTCGCCGATCGTGTTGTCGAGCTGCACCAGTCGGCTCGTCGCCAACTTGCCGACCATCTCCGCGGTGCCGCCGAACTTCGTCTCGAGTTGCCCGAGCGCAGCGCGGAACTTGTCCATGCCTTCGACGTTCTTGTCGATAACCAGGCCGTAGCGCGTGAAGTCGGCCGTGCCACCAGAGGCCGCGCGCCCCAGCAACTCAATCATCGCGCGGCCGCTCTTGCCGGCCGCTTCGAAGTCCTGCACCGCGACGATCGCACGCTCCAGGTCGCGGCCGCCCAGGTTGCCGAGCGCGACACCCAGCGCCGCCAGCTCCAACGTCCACTCGTCGCCGAAGTTCGTGATGGCCTGACGCTCGGTGGCGAACTTCTTCAGCGCGCCGAGGTTCCTCTCGACAGCCTGCGTGCTGTTGTTGAGCGCGACGGCGAGGCGAACCTCGGCGACGTCTTGGCGCTGCGCCAGGGCGATCGTCTCCGTGAACGCCCGGCCCATGCTGGACAGCACGCGCACGACGCCGGTAGCGATGACCGTGAAATCTCGCAGGCCCGCCGCCAGCCCGCCCGTCTCCGTCTTGGCCTTCTTGGTGTCCTTCGTGAAGTCCTGGACTGCAGCCTTGCCCCGATAGTCGAGTTCGAGCCCAACCCGGAGCTTCTTGGCCATGTCAGCATTCCTCGGAGAAGAACGGGATCGCGAACACCTTCATGGCGCCGCGCATTGATTCGTTGATGCGGCGGATCCGCCGCGCGTGGTCGACGTTGTAGTGATCTAACTGGATGCCGATGACTCTCCAGCTGAGTCGGAGGCACTCGTCCCAGCCGAGATTGAGGCGTCGGCGGGCTCGGTAGATTCCTCTTCCGAGGTCCGCTGGGACACGGACAAAAAAGCCGGGTTGGCCTCCAGGAAATCGTTCAGGCGTGGCACGTCCGAGACGCGGAAAAATCGCAGGAACACATCCCACGACCAGAGCGGTTTGTCGGCCATCCGGTTCTCTTCGGTGTCGAAGCGACACATGTGGTAGAGCGCGACGAGCGCGAAGCGCTTCTTCGGGTCGCCGGCGATCTCGTTCCACTCTGTCGCATCGCATCCGAGGTGCTTCGTCATCGAGTCGATGTCCGCGAGCGAAAGCTCCTCCGCGCGCATGTCGGTGCCGTTCGCCGTCACGAACTTGGCACGGTGCATCGTCGGCTTCTTCTCCTGTGCCTCTGTCATTGGTCGTCTCCGTTCTTGGGGGTCGGGGGTTTACGTGATTTTGTAATCGGACGTCGGGCCGATGAAGGTGACCTCGGCGATCTCGTTGCCGTCGTGGTGTGCCTTCAGGGCGATCTGTGCGCGGGCCAGACCGACGCCCGCCTGCTTGCGCGTGGCCGGTGGCTCGATCGTCGCTTCGCGCAGGGCGATCAGCAGCTGCTCCGTCACGCCCGCGTTCTCGAGGCGCACGGTCGCGGTGTCGAAGCGCTTCAACGTGTCCTGTGGGTTCTCCAGAATGTCGATCAGGAACTCGTCGTTAGCGGGGCCTTCGATGTCCGTCTCCAACGTCACCGTTCGCTTCTCGCTCACGTAGGCGCCGTTGACGGGTGAGGCGTCGGCAGTGTCCCAGCGCCACGTTGCCGGCTGGTTCACGGTCACCGTGACCCCGTTCGAGATGAACGTCGTCGCGACGGCGTTCTTCGTCAGCTCGAGCATGATCGTCGTCTGCCCGGTGGGCGTGCGGATCAGGTTCGTCGAGAAGAGCGGCGTGCTCTTCGCCGTGCGCGTGGTGCTGCGGTGGATCCAGTTGATCGTGAAGGCGACCATGCCACCCGGCTCCATGACGACCGACCACGAGACCGGGATGCATCCCTGGTAGTAGATCGAGCTGCCGTCGGCCGAGTTCGTGAAGCGCTCGATAACGACCTCGCGCGCCGTCGAGCCGAGCAGGTGATGGTTGGCCGAGCCGAGGTCCGGGTCGACCAAGTTGAAATCGTAGGTGAACGGGCCGGCGCCCATCACCGTGATGTTGTGCCCGGTGAGGATCCGCAGGATGTCCTGCGCGTCGTCCCAGCCGACCTTGATCGTGCAGCTGCCGTCGCCGTGCTGGCGGCCCTTGTAGATGTTCACGGCCGAATGGTCGTAGCGATCGTTCGGGTCGAACGGGACCATCTCCTGGATCGGGTTCATCCCGTCGGCGTCGTCTTCGGTCTTGACCCAGACCTTGATGTCGGTCGACGTGGCGGTGGTGTTCAGCGTCACGATGCCGAATCCGAAATAGGCTCCGACCGCGGAGCGTGAAGCGTTCAGGGCCATGGCTCTACTCCTTCTTCTTCTTCGGCGACGCCGTCGGCGGTGCCGCGTTGACCAACTCAAATACGCCGTCGCCAATCGTCTCCGGGTCGACGTCGATCTCGAACGTCTCGCCCGGCTGGCGGACGACGCCAAGAACCTCCTGCGGCTCCGTGCCGCACAGCTTGACCTTGCACTTGGTCATCGCGTGACCCTCCCGTTGATCGTGACGTTGATCGCGACCGCGTAGAGGCGCCGCGACTCTTCCCTAGAAACGATGTCCTGCTCCTCCGGTACCCACTCGATCTCCGCCGGCACGGCCGCCTGGTCGAACTGGAAGCCGGGCACGGTGGCGCCGCCGAGATACCAGTCCTCACCGGTGTCGCCTGCGAGACGTGACCATATCTCGCTGCCGCGATCGGTCTTCTTCCCGATCACGTCCGCGTCCAGTTCTTCGTCCCACGTATCCACGTATAGCACGCGCAGCTGCAGCGTCGATCGCACGGTGTTGCCAGCGTCGACCGGCTCGGGGTCGGTTACGATCGGCTCGACGAAGATCGCCGGGCACTGCGAGAGCGGGTCCGGCCTGCCAACCCAATGCGCCAGCGATCCCTTCTCGACGATCTTCGGGTTGAACGATAGGCCCGTCTTGAGACGGTTCCGCACCTCGATGATCAGTAGCTTCGTCTTGAGGTAGTCGGGCACGTGATCACCCGAGCTTCGTGATTGCGCGATCGACCTCTTGGCGCAAGATCTTGCCGAAGTCCTTCGCGGTTGCGTCAAGCGCAGGCTCGAGCCACGGCTTCGCCTTCACGCCCTCCTTGGCGATCGACTGGCCGAGCAGGTAGCGGGCCGACGAGAACTCCTCGGCGCCGACAGATAGGCGCCGCTTGACGAACAGCGACAGCGCGGCCGGCGGCGGAGCGCGACCCGGCTTGCGGCCCTTCTCGACCGCGAGACCGTAGCTCGCCGGGTCTCCGTGCAGACTAGACTTCGGCGTCAGGGCCGGGCCGATGAGCACGCTCATCTTCGATTCGTTCACCTTGAACTCGACGGTGTTGATCAGCGTCGGCCCGACGATGCTCGGGAACTCGCCGGCGCGAAGGTTGAGCTTCGCACGCTTCACGACCAACGCGCCGACGCGACGCAGCGTGATGAGGCCCGCCTTGCGGAAGGCCTTCGGCGCCTTCCGGCGGAGTTCATCCGCGGCCCGGAAGTCGCTCTTGACGGTGGCGCGTAGCGGCATCAGGACACCGCCCCCAACTGCCCCGCCTGCCATCCTGGTCGCAGCCGTCGGACGGGTTCGCCCCGCCCTGGGTAGACCGCTAGGTCGAACCCGAACAGGGACGGGTCGAACACCACGCCCTCCATCTCGCGGCCGACGCACATCACCGCCTCGCCCTCGGGGGAGTTCATCAGCGCCGGCTTGACCAGCGCCGTGATCTCGAACACGCGCCCGTCCTCGAGCCACGTAACTCGATCTCCGATCCTGACGTTCGTTCCGGGCAGGAACTCGATGCCGTAGGTGGCCTGCGAGCCGGCGCCCATGGGGCCGCCGAGCGCGTCGTCGAGCTCGTGGTCGAAGCGACACGGCTGCGTCCCACCGACAGGCGTCGTGCCGAGAGCCACCTCCTGGTTGACGATGTCCTGGTTGGGTCGCACGATCGTGGCCGAGTGCACGAGCAGGAAGGCTCGCAGCATCAGGCACCGACCCCGCGCGTGATTCGCTGGATCCGATACGAGGCGAGCAGCTTCTTCGTGTCCTTAGGCAACGGGTCGGCCTTCAACGTGACCGTGCCGCCAGAGCCAACGCTGAACGTGGCGAGGCCGGCGGCCCGTCGCCGGTTGAAGATCACCACCGCCCACTCGAGCGCCGCGAGCTTGACCTCGATCGGGATCGTCGCGAAGCCGCCGGTGTATGTGATCTTGACGTTCTGCACGCCACGGGGGAACACCGTGGAGTCCACGAACAGACGGGCAGCCACGGTCGACTGCGGCAGCAGCTGCAGGCGACGGCCGTTGCGGATCACATACTTCGACGCGGCGACCTCGGTCGCAGCCAGGAAAGCGCGGTCGGGGTCGACGTTGAGGATCGGCGCCGGCGTCGTCGGCTCGATCGGTGGGTGCTTGACCGAGACGCAGGTGGTGCCGGTGCCGTCGTGAAACTCGATGTGTGCCGCCTGCGCGAAGGTGCGTTGGCAGAACCTGTCCACCAGGGCCGTAACCGAGGGCGCGAGGATCTGGGCGATCCAGCCATCCCAGATCGTCACCGCGGCAGGTGTGCCGTGGTGGCCCTTGAACTCTTCCTTTGTGAACAGGTCCGCCATGCGCTACCCGCTCGGGGTGTCCCCGGCCGTCGCGGCGCCGACGTCTACTACCTCGTCGCGGCCGGCCTTGTCCTCCTCGTCGGCCTCGTCCTCGCCGCCTTCGTCTTCCGCCACCGCCTCGGGATTCACCGGCTCGCCGCCTTGTGGGTAGACCTCCTCACGCGCCTGCTCGTGGCCTGCGCCTTCGTAGAGCATCTTGCCGTAACGCTGCAGTGCGCTCAGGTTCTCCGGTACCGGAGGAGGCGCCGCCTTCGGCGTCTCGGTCTCTTTGTCGAGCGGCGTCTCGACGCCGCGCGCCAGCACCGTGCTGCTAGAGATCGGGCCGGTGGCCGGGTGCTTCTTCGACTGCAGCGCCAGCTTCTCCTGCCGGTAGTCCTCGGCCATCTTGAGGCCCTGCTCGAGGGTCTCGACCCTGCACCAGCAATCCGCCTGATCGGCCGCCATCAAGTCGGCCGCGGCCTGGTCAGGGAACCGCCACACCCAGCCGTCCACGTGGACGCCGCCGTGTTCGGCAACCTGGTTCGTCACCTCGCCGTAATCCGTATCGGGGATCCGGCACAACAGGACGCCTTCGTCGCCTTCGGTCATCGTTTCGTTTCTCCGTAGGGGGTCAAGGAAGAAGACACGCGCGGCGGTAGGCCGAGGCCTGCCAAGTCCCCCGGAACCCCGCCGCGCGTGCGCTCGCGATCCCTGGTCTCCGACCCCCAAGGGTTGAAGAGTTTTTATTGCTGCAGGGTGTCCGTGAGGACGACCACGTGCGGAGCGTCCTTCGGAACCTCCGCGCCGAGCGGACGCTCGATGGGACGGAAGCCCCAGCGCGCCGTGGCGACCATCGACGTGACGCCCGTCTTGATGTCCTTGTCCTGCTCGAACGTGACCAAGCGCCGGTTGCCGAGCCGCCACAGGAAGCGGTTCGTCAGCACGGACATGCCGAGGTCGTTCGACTGGCCCGTCGTGTTGCGGCCGGTCGTGTGCACGCCATCGACGCAGCGACGGTGCACGGCGTTCGACAGCACGATCGGGATCCCGAACACGGTCCCGATCTGGCCCGAGACGATCGTCGCCCGTGCGCCCATCTTGTCGACCGTGATCATGTTCTCGTCGGTGAGCAGTTGCGCCCACGAGAACGCGCTCACCAGACAAACGAGCTGGTTGAGCGTGCCGGCTCCGAACAACCCGGAGAACGCAGCGCCGCCGGCGATCTGGATCGAGTCGAGCGGATCCTTCGTCGTGCCGGCCGCGAACACCGAGCGGTCCGCCTCGGTGGCGTCATCGAGCGCGTATTGCCGCAGGCCGGTGAAGGCCGCGTTTTCGGGCAGGCCCACCGTCGCGCTCTGCGTGTCGAAGTCGATGTGAGACGCGCGCACGTCACCGTTGACGATGGCTTCGCACAAGCCCTCGCCGAGCGAACGCACGTGGTCACGCCGGATCTCCGGCACGATCGCAACGATGCTGTCCTCGTCGAGGATGTTGGTGAACTCCTGCAGGTTGGCGAACTCGAACGCGGTCCAGGTCTGGTCCTCGACGGAGAGCTGTCCGACGGTCGGCGCGACGCCCTCTGTGCGGATGTAGGCCTGGCCGACGTTCGTCTTCATCGGCAGAGTCCAGGAGCCCGTCGGCATGTTGATCGTCGGGTAGAGGTTCGTCTCGGGGAGACCGAGGCGCACCTCGTCGAGCAGGTTGGAACCGAAGCCCGGCGGTACCCACTCGAGCGCGGCCGTCGCGGTCGTGCTGTCGAGCGGCGCCTTGCCCTGAACCTTGAGCAGGCCCTGCACGACGCCGTCCCAGCGCATGCCGAGCGACGGGAACCGCTCCATGAACTGCGCGCGGCCGCCGTCCATAGCGACCTTGCCGGAGATGCCCCACTGGCCCTTCGTCACGAAGTCCATCAGCTGGTCGGCGATGTAGACGTGGTCGGCGAGCGCGAGCGCCTGGCGCACGTCGGAGTCGATGAAGGGCGTCGACGTGGTCGCACCGGACACCGGATCTTGCTCGTAGCACTGGACGCCGACGATGTCCTTCACCTCGCAGAGACCCTGCGCCACCATCTTGCGGCACATCTTGAGCGTGACTTCCTCCAGCGGCTCGGTGGTGCCGATGCCCCGTTCGCTCATTTTCTTGTAGGCGTCGGAGAGCTCGGTCAGCTCCTTCGTGACCAACGCCATCTTCTCGTCGAGTTCCGACTTGGTCACGGAGTTCTTCACGACGCCATCGACCGCTGCCTTGATTTCGCCGCAGGCCTTCGCGAAGTCCTCGGCGCTTTTGAATTCGGGAGCCATTGGCTTTCCTCTGGTTTGTTTACTGGAACTTGGCGACCTTCTCGGTGAGCCACGTCGACAGGTCGCACATCTCCTGCGCGCCCGTTTTCGGGTCCACCGCTCCGGTCGCCGTCGCCTCAAGCGCGAGCCGGAGATCGTTACACGCTTTCACCATCGGCTCGGCGACGTGATCGCCGCCGGCGATGGCGAGAGTGATTCGTTTGATGAGCACGCCGGCGCGACGCAGCACCTCGTCGTCGGTCGCCGTCACGAACACCTCGCGCGGCTCTGCGCCCTCTGCGTATGCCTCGCCGGCGAGCTTCGTGCACATCTTGAGATGCGCGCCAACGTTACTCGGGATGTTGACGAGCGACCCTTCCCACAGCGCCGCCTTCTTCACGCGGCGCGGACCCTTGGGAAAGCCGTCCTCGTCGGTGTCACGGTTCGCCTCGAGCGTGCGGAAGCCGGCGGAGATCGCGAGCAGCCCGAACTTGATCGCGCTGGCCGCGTTGTCGGCCATGTCGTCCTCGCCCTCGGGACGCAGCTGGCCCTCCACGGGCACCGGATCCTTGGTGGCGTCTATGCCCTTCCACAGTCCGATCGCCGGCAGCAGCGCGCGGTGCGACCAGAGCATCACCGGCAGCTTCTTGAAGTCGCCAAGGTGTTCGTTGGCGAAGACCCCCTTCTCGAGTATGTCACCGTCACGGTCCTCGATCGCCTTCGTCAGGAACCCGTTGAAGGTTCTATCCTTCGCGTCGAATGAGGCGGCCTTGATTTCGCACGCGACGCCGGTCCCGTTCTCCTTGTCTGGGAAAAGCTCGTCGATCCAGTTTCGGCTCATGCGATTAGCTCCTGCTTGCACTCTTCAACGTAGAAGTTCCGCGTTTCGGTTCCGGCGTCGTCCTCGGGTAGCTCGGTGCAGCGGCAGTTGACGCACTCATGCGCTGGACCCTCGGGGGCGGCCGGATATGGCAGTCGCGATTCGCCGCGGTCGGGGTCGATCAGGACGAAGTCTTCCGTGATCGGAATCGGATCCTTCTGCGTGCGCTGCGAGACCTCCCTGTGCGACTCGCGGATCTTGCCGAAGCCGGCGTCGAGCCAGCTCTTGCGCTGCACCCCGGCCTCCTCGAAGCCGGTATGTGATCCCGTGTTGTAGGCCGCTGCGGTCTCGGTGCGCGCGATGCGCTCGGCACGCCCCTCGCTGAACGTGCCGGCCTCGTGCAGCCGGCGAAGGATGTCGCTGGTGCCTTCGCCGCTACCGATCGCCTCCTCGAACAGCTCGCGCAGGTCGAAGCCGGTCTTTTCCGTGAGGTCGGAGATGTGCGCGAAGAGCTTCGTGCGTACGTAGTCGAGGACCCGTGGGTTGTCGATCGCGAAGGAGATCTGCAGCTCCACGTCGGTGAACGGCGCATCGGCCTTGCCTTCCCACCGACCGACCCCGCGGCGCTCCGCACCCAACCGGCGCAGCGCTGCCTCACCGCCACGGTCGATGACCCTGAGCACCTCCGGGGTCAACGCCTGGAAGGTCTGCACCTTGGCGACGTCGACGTTGAAGACGTCCTCCTGGGTGAGGGTAGAGACGTCGCCGGCGTTGCGGACCGCCGCCACGACCGACTCCAGCTGCTGTGTCAGGATCCGCGCGGTGACACCGATGAGCATGCGCTCGGCGATGCGTAGGTCGCGCAGGTGTGCGCGCTTGACGATGGCGACCATCTCAGGCTCGATCAGCTCACGTGGCGCGGCCGCCTTCGGTGGCGGCACTGCCGGCGCCGGGGCTGGCGCGGGGTCGTCCTTCGTCAGCCCGAGCGGATCGATCACGTTGCCCTGCAGGTCGATCAGGATCTCGTTCATCGACACGCGGAACACGTCGCCGTCCTTCACGCGGGGGAGGCCGATCACCTCGCGCGCCTCGTTCTTCGTTCGCACGCCCTCGCGATACTCCGCCATCGCCACGGTCGAGCGCGTCTGCTTGTCGTCGATAAGCGCCTGGATGTATTGCAGGTCGGGGACGAGCTCCAGCGCGACGTCCTCTTCCTTCTGGATCCAACGTTCGTTCAGTGCGCCGAACCAAAGGCCGAGGTGCGGTCGCCCGGTGTCGTCCCAGAACGCCGAGCGCTGTTCGCGCGAGTTCGCATAGGTCGCCGACTCGAAGTTGTTCACCTGCATCGGTGAAGCACCGAACGCCGCGGCCGCCATCTCGCGGGTGTATTTCCGCAGCTCGAGCCAGTCCATGTCGCGCAGCGTCTGCCCCGCTTCGACGAACTCGAAACCGGGAGGCACAATGAAAAGCTCGCCGGCGTTGATCACGCCGAAGATCTGCTCCTTCACGTGCTCAACGATCGAGTCGAACTCTTCCTCGCCGAAGTATTCGCCCTCGCGTGGGATGAGCATGCCGCCGGAACGGCCGCCCTTCTTTACCAATGAGTCGTTGTAGACTTCGGCGTTGAGGTCGGTGGACAGCGCGCGTCGGATCGACAACAGCGGCGACAACCCGCGCAGCTCACTGTCGGAGTTGTAGTTGATCGCGCGTGCTACGTCGCGGACCTCGAGACGTCTGCTGGCGCCGTCGACGGTCGCGATGTAGTGGGAGATCAGCTGGCTGGTCCCGGCGACCGGGTCCAGATACTTCGGGTTGATGTGGTAGAGCTCGGTGACGTTCTTCTCGATCGGGTGGCGCGCGAGCTCGGTCGCCAGCTCGCCCTGGATCTGCAGGTCAACGAAGGTCCCGGTTGCTAGCTCGCGGTAGGTCTTATCGTCGTTGATGTGCTGCAGCACGGTCTGGACTTGACGCGCCGCCGGCGTCTTGGCCTCGCGCTGGGTGCCACGTTCGACGAGCCGCCAACGGCACTCCGCCAGCGTGCGCGCGATGCGGTAGACGGCGGCGTAGGCCCACACCGACTTCGCCGGGATCGAGGTGAGCTGCTGCAACGAGACGAACTGCGGAACGCCGACCTGGCGCCCGGCACCCTGCAGGCGCGCGTAGAGCGCGGTCAGCTTGGAGGCCTTCAGCTCGTCGGACATCTGGGGCCGCTGCCGTGGGCCTCTCGATCGTCGTGCCGACGGCCTGGGCTTCGCGGCATCGCCGCCGCCGAGGACCGCGTATTCCCTGCGCGCCAAGACCTCACCCTGTGAAGAAGGCAGGGGACGCCGCGCCTGCTTGGTCGGATGCACGCGGCGCCCTCTGAAGGGATATGCGGAGCCGGCGATCACCCGGTCCTTTTTCCGGGTTATCAGATCGGGGCGTGCTGTGTCAACCCCTTACGCGCCGCGCGAACCGTCCGCGCTTCACCTGCCGGCGGTAGAGCGTCCGCACGTAATAGCGCAGAGCGTCGAGCGCGTGGTCTTCCTGGTCCTTCTTCGGCCTCTCGTCTTCGGCCCATTCGTAGTTGCGGAATTCTCGGCAAAGGTTCGGGCACGCGCGCCGGTTGACGAACAACCGCGGCCGACCGTCGCGCTGCACGTTGAGCATTGCCTGCAGATCCTTGATGCCTTCTTCCACGTCTTTGTCGGCACGACGGCCGAGCAAACCACGTGCGCGAAGTTCACCGCGGCCTTGCGCGTCGTGATCCATGATCGTGCCGCGCTGGATCTTCTCCTTGACGCCGTGCCGGCCCGAGAGCTTGTTGTATCCGGTCGCCGAATCGCGCTCGAGTTGCCAGCCCTCGACGTCGGCGATGTAGCGGATCGGTGCGTCGTAGAGCTGCTGCGTCCGGTACCACTCGCGATACACGTAGAGGCGGCCGTCCTCGTCGGCCGCGATCCACAGGAAGACGAATGGATTCGTCCATCCGAAGTCCACCGATCGCCCGCGCACCCACGACTTCTTCGGCCAGTCCGACTGCCAGGCGTCGCAGTGAATCTCGCGGCGGAACCCGCTGTAGACGATGCCGTGTTTCGCGGCCGCCTTGCCGAGCACCTGCTCGTCGTAGTCGGCGCCCGTCATGTGCTTCGTCCAGAACGAGGCGGCGTCCTGGTCGATCACCGGGTTCGTGCGCATGTCGGCGTTGACGAAAAAGTAACCCCACTCGCCATCCTCGGCGCGCTCCTTCAGCTCGTTCACCCAACCGCGGCCCTTGGGCGACGCCGGGATCACGACGATGCCGTGCCGGTTGATCATCCGTGGCTGCAGTTGGCGGTGCCACGCCTCCTCGCGGATCAGCGGCGCCTCGGCGATCAGCATCCAGTCGAGCTCCTCGGACAGCAGCGAGTCAAGGTGGCGCGCGCTCTTCACCTGTGCGAACGATTCGAAGCCGCCGGCGAAGCGGATCCGGATCTCCATGTCGCCCTGCTTCGGCTTGTTGCGCGCCTTGAGCACAGTCGCTCCCGCGGCCTTCAACGACGCCTTCACGAACGGGTGGTGCACCGTCGCGGCGAGCAGATACTCCATCTCCTTTTTGCCCTGGTCGTATTCCGGCGCGACGATCCAGCCGTTCGTCCCAGGGGTGAGCAGAAGCGGTGCGACCTCGTGCGCGCCACACACCGACTTGCCGGCACGTGACCCGCCCTCGAAGAGCTTGATGTGCGCGTTGGATGCGTGCAGTAGGCACTGCGGTTGTGACGGCCACCACCCGACCTTTTCGAAAATCGCCGCCTTGTCGCTGATGACCTTGGTCCCGAGCGGCCGTGGATACCACAACGGCACGCGCACCCCGTCGTCCCGCGTCTTCCAATGCTCGTCGTCAACGTCGCCGGTGTCCTCCGGCTTGAAGTCTATGAGCCGGATCTCGTGGCGCTTCCACCGGCCCTGCTCCTCCTTGAACCAGGACGCGAGCTCACGGTCGTGGCGGACGGTGTTCTGGGGCGTCACGCTTTCACCTGCAGCCGGCGCAAAGCTATCGTGCGACAGGCGCGCAGCGCTTCCTCGATCACCACGCCATCGGGGAACGCGATGCCGGTGCCCCGGATCTGCGCGACCATGTGCACCGCTCGTTCGTAGCCGAGCCCGGTGGCGGCCGCTACCTTGTCGTAGTCGGGCATCGCGCAGTCCCAGGCTGAGTCGAGGTCTTCCGCCTCGCCCTCGAGCCGGTCGCGGAAGCCACTGAAGCACTCCGACCACACCGCAAGCACGACGGCGAGCCGTGGGTTATCCAGGATCGCCGTGGCGCGCAGGATCGCGTTGTCGCCCTGCGCCGCTCGCGCCACCTCGCACGCCGCACGGATCCACTCGGGGACTACCAGGCCTAGCTGATCAGCCATCGCAAATAGCCTATCATGGCGACGACGGCGAAGAACACACCCATGCAAACGCCGGCGGCGATCGCGGTCGCGAGGTAGAACCAGTTGTCTTCTGGTGGTTGCATCGTTTCCCCCTTCAGCTCTCGCGCCTGCGTCGAAGCGTCCGTGCCGCCTTCCGCAGGCTAGTGACCATGCCAGAGAGCCACTTCCTCGAGATCTCCATGGGGTCGTCGTCGTGCTCGCCCATGTAGTCGAAGATCGCCAGCGCCAGGCCGTCGATGTAGTGGCAGGCCTGCTCAAAGTTCCACGAGGCGCCGCCCTCGGACTCCGGGATCTCGACGACGTGGATCTCGATATCGCACGGCCGGCCGGGCTCTGCTACCCGCAAAGTCCGAATGTCCGTCTCCGGCTCGCCCGTCACCGGGTCGACCTCGCGCACTAGGAGCACGTTCGCCGGCTCGACCTTGGAGACGTCCACGACCATCGCGAACCGCCACACGTCGTCGGGGGCGGGGTTCAGCCAGCGCACCGTGAAGCCGACGAACGGCAGCAGCCGGTCGATCGGCAGAACTTTGGGCTCGCGATCGCTCACGGCGCCGGCTCCGGTACCGACTTCGCCATCTCACACCTCCAGCGTGCAGCCCTTGAGCGTGCACGGCCGCCCGTAAGGGTAGGCCGCGCACATCCACGGCCGCTTCTCGTAGATGACACAGTTCCGCGTCTTCGTGTCGAAGTGCCGGCACGCGAACCGGCCGCCGCCGAGCGGGATCAGCATCCGGAGCATCCGAACGTTGTCCCGGAGCCCTTGCGCAATCTCCCGCGCCTTCCACTTACCCTTGTGGTACGGGCGATGCGCCCACGAGTAGAAGCGCACGTTCTTGAGGATGTAGGTGAGCCCACGCGCCCCGGTGCCTCCGATCACGATCCGCTCGCAGCAGTGCCCCGTGCACCGCCGCTTCCCCCGCACCTCCGGCGCCCGCCGCGTCACGACAGCCACACCGGCAGGCAGAAGTAGAGGATGACGATCGCCGCAGCGAAGTAGCCCTGCTCCCAGAACGACGCGCCTCGCAGCGCGGTCGTCCACAGGAACGCCCGGTACCGGAGGACCGGCAGGAGCGATCGCAGGAGCGGCACATGGCTGTCTACCCGCTTCTTCTTCATTCGATCCGCTCCAGTTCGCCCTGCTCCCAGAACGACGCGCCTCGCAGCGCGGTCGTCCACAGGAACGCCCGGTACCGGAGGACCGGCAGGAGCGATCGCAGGAGCGGCACATGGCTGTCTACCCGCTTCTTCTTCATTCGATCC